CATAGCTGCTGATATTACAGCCGCTAACGTAGCAAATGTAAGTGCTAGCGTAACTGCTTCAGGTTTCTTGCAGATTCAACATGCACAAGGTGGTACTATTGTACTTAAAGACACCAGTGGTACTCCAGTAGCTGATGCAGGATTTAGTATTGCAATCACAACTGGTCAAGTTAGAGCAGGTAACGACAGCAACTTAATCCTAAGTAACTGGGTTGCTCCAACATATACCGCAAGTGCTACTGCACCAAGCTCAAATCCAGCTAATACACGTAAATGGTATCATGGCGGCACAGAAGCTGACATTTTAATTAGTGACGGAACAAACTGGAAAGGGTATCAAAACATAACAAATGATGCTCGTGGACACAACCTATCTAATACCGATTCAACTGGTGTTATTTTCTCTGCTTCAGAGCCTCTTACACAGGTTGATTTAACTGCACTTGTCCTTGGTGATTTATGGTTAGATACTAGTGATTTAGAAAACTATCCAAGAATTTATCGTTATCAGGTTGTTGACAGTGAAAACCGTTTTGTCCTAATTGACAATACAGATCAAACAACAGAGAATGGAATTTTGTTTGCTGATGCTCGCTTTAATGGAGACGCAACTACAGACGTAGTTACAGGAACTATAGCAACAACAGCATCATTACTAGTAAGCGATTATCTTGATATTGATGCTCCGGATCCTACATTGTTTCCAAGAGGTATGCTACTGTTTAACACACGGCGTAGTTCATACAACGTTAAAGAATTCCGTAGCAACCACTTTAGCAGAACAAACTTTAGTGACACTTCAGTTTACCCAACGCTTCCAACAGAAAAGGATGCATGGGTAACAATAAGTGGCAACAAAAACGACGGTAGTCCTTATATGGGACGCAAGGCTGTTCGTAAAATTGTTGTTGCGGCATTATCAGCAGCTATCGATAACAGTGAAGCACTTAGAGAAGATGCACGTAACTATAACATTATTGCAGCACCTGGATATCCAGAACTAATTTCTAACATGGTATCACTTAATAATGATAGACGCAACACAGCATTTGTTATAGGTGACACAAGCATGAGACTTGCTGCTACCAGTACTGCAATCCAAAACTGGGCGAGCAATACTGCTGCAGACACTGGAAACAGTGAGGACGGACTAGTAACTGCTGATGAATACTTAGGAGTATTTTATCCACCAGGACAGACAAATGACCTCAGCGGTAACACTGTTGTTGTTCCAGCAAGTCATATGATACTTAGAACTATTGCTAGAAGTGACGACCAGAGCTTCCCATGGTTTGCTCCAGCAGGAACAAGACGTGGGCTAATTGATAATGCTAATGCAATTGGCTTTATTAATAGTGCAACTGGTGAATTTCAAGTAGACAACGTTAGAGAATCACTACGTGATACCCTTTACAGTAATAGAGTTAATCCAATTACGTTCTTTAATGGTGTTGGGTTGATGAACTACGGTCAGAAGACTCGTGCAGCTACTACTAGTTCACTAGATAGAATTAACGTAGCACGTTTGGCAAACTATTTACGTAGCCAATTACAGGCAACTGCACTTGGGTTTGTATTTGAACCAAATGACAAGATTACACGCGATGAACTTAAAGAGCAAGTTGAGCAGATTATGAATGACTTGGTTGCAAAGCGTGGAGTTTTTGACTACTTGGTAGTTTGTGATGACACCAATAACACTCCTACACGTATTGACAGAAATGAACTTTACGTAGACGTTGCTATTGAGCCAGTTAAGGCTGCTGAGTTTATCTTTATCCCGATTCGCCTTAAGAACACAGGTGAGATTGGAGCAGGTAACGTAGCTTCAGCAAATGCTGTTTAAAGTACTATAAACAACGAAATTAATGGGGGGTATACGTTTTACCCCCCATTTTTTGTGGACCATATTAGATAAATAATATTAATAGATAATATAGGAGACACGACACATGTCCGTTTCATCATTAACAAAATTCACTGTACCATTAGATAGTGATCAATCTGCAAATGCACAGGGCTTGCTAATGCCCAAGCTAAAATATCGCTTTCGTGCGTTATTTGAAAACCTTGGCGTGTCTACTCCCCGTACAGAATTAACTAAACAAGTTATGGACATTACCCGTCCAAACTTAACATTTGAAGAGATAGAAATTCCAGTTTATAACAGCCGTGCATATATTGCTGGTAAGCATTCATGGGATGCAATTTCCGTTAACTTCCGTGACGATGTCAACGGTAGCGTTAGCAGACTACTTGGAGAGCAAGTACAGAAGCAGTTCGATATCATGGAACAAGCTAGTGCAAGTTCTGGTATTGACTACAAGTTTATTACACGTTTTGAAATATTAGACGGCGGCAACGGTGCTAGTGTAGCAAACGTTCTTGAAACCTGGGAATTATATGGTTGTTTCTTAACTAACGTTAACTACAATGACTTAAACTACGCAGAAGCAACCCCTGTAACTATTACAGCAATGATTAGATTTGATAATGCTATCCAAAGCCCAATTGGCGATGGTATAGGTGCTACAGTAGCAAGATCTATTGGTCAAACAGTTACTGGTTAATAACTTTTACCATAAATTTTTAAAGACCCTCTGAAAATTTCAGGGGGTTTTTTTGTAAAGTATACACATAATCTGACAGCATAAATAGTTGTAACAAGGAGATATCTGTGGCTAATGCTAATACTATTCTAAATGCTCTAGCAAAGGGCGATCAGATTAAAGACTTTGCTCATGCGGCGCGGTTGTTTATTGATAATAACTACGAGCTACAGCCACGTTTTAGTAACCTCTTTCATGTAGTTTTTAACCTTACACCTGAAGCAGCTAAACTTTTTAATAACGTTGATAAGTTAGAAATTAACATGCTAGTTAAGACCATTGATCTTCCTACATTTACTATTGATACACAAACACATAATCAGTATAATAGACAGGTTCATAGCCAACATAAGTTAAATTATAATCCTGTTACTATAACATTTCATGACGATCAAAAAGATTTAATTAGAAGTTTCCTACATACCTATGCTAATTTTTTCTATAATGACAGCAAGTATAGTCTAGGGAGCGGCAACTATAACACCAATGATAGATATGGTGGATATAGAGGCACAGACTTTGGATTAAGCGAAGGAAACCAACGATTCTTTAAAGATATTAGAGTCTATACTATGTTACAAAAAAGATTTGCTGAGTACACACTGGTTAATCCTATGTTAACTTCATTTGGTCACGATAGTCATAGCTACGCAAACACTAGTGTAATGCAACATAATATGTCAGTTCAATACGAAACTGTAAAGTACGCAACAGGATTTGTAAACAATATTAACCCTAAAGGATTTACTGACATACATTACGATAAGTCTCCAAGTCCACTTGGCGTCTTTGGTGGCGGATTAACTAATAGTGTATTTTTCCAAGGTGGACTTGTTGATGCGGCTAACGCAGTAACAACTGATTTATTTAACGGAAATATTCTTGGTGCTGTAATAAAAGGCGGGGTTATCTTTAACACCACAAAAGATGCTGATCTCGGAAGAGTATTAGAAAAAGACTTAGAACGAGTAGTTGGTAGCGTGTTGCGCGGCAAAAACCCATTATCAGATATAGTACTTCCTAATATTTTTGATCCACAAAATGCAACCGCAGGCGGCGAAAGGTCAGCATCAGGCTCTCCGGTAGATCGAACCATGACGCCTGGTAGTTCTAATGTGGTAACTAGTAATGGTGGTAATATTCTTTCAACAGCGTTTAACGGCGTATCTGATTTCTTTTCAGAGACACTTAGCTTGGGTAATGCAACTACTATTCCACAGTTAACATCGTCACCTGCAACCCCTATTAGGCTAAGTGATTTTAATAGAACACAAGTTGGACCGGCATTATCAGGTAGAAATATAAGATTACAACAAATAAATGATAGAATTACTAGACTACAGACTCAACTTGCGTCAGATTCGGAAAACACTAATATTCAAAGTGAAATAGCTGCACTAGAAGATCGGCGACGTTTAGAATTTAATCAATTTAGATAGAGGGTAATTAACATGACAACACAGAATACAGCATTACCATTAACAAACCCTCAGGACAATATTGATCAACGAGTTAGTGAATATTTTACTACGCAATTTTCTCCTCGTGGAAAATTTACTGACAGTGATTACGAGTTAGTAAAAAGTTTTTGTGTTAACCGTACTAGTAGCGCAGATGCCGCCGCTAGCTTAATAGCCGCAATTTTAAATGCTACAAATGAGCTACAACTATATGCTGCTGACATTATAGACAAGTTTGAAAACAGCGACACAAAAGTTACAATTCCACTACTACTTAATGCTAGTAGAAAAGGCACAAGCCTGCTAGGATTTGTTAACGACAAAACTCCTCCGCCAACAGTACTGCAACAGGTAAAAACTTAAACCATGGCTAGTAAGTGGGCAAACGGACTCTACGAAGTAGCTAACCGTGACAAGTATGCTGGAAACAAACCACCACGTTATAGAAGTAGTTGGGAACATGCATTTATGCGGTTTGCTGACAATCATCCAAGTGTGATACAATGGGCTAGTGAAAGTATTCAGATACCTTATAGAAATCCATTAACAGGGAAGCATAGTGTATACGTGCCAGACTTTATAATAATTTACCAGGGCAAAGATGGCAAACGTCGTGGTGAGCTTATAGAGATAAAACCAAAAAGCCAAACATCATTAACAGAAAAAACAAGTCAACGAGATAGACTTTCGATAGCAATTAACCATGCTAAGTGGGAATCTGCAGCAAAATGGTGCAGACTTAAAGGATTGCATTTTAGAATAGTTAACGAGGCAGATATTTTCCATCAAGGAAAAAAGCGTAGATAAGTAATACTATGACAAAAAAATTAGAAAACTTATTTGATTTAGCAGATGACAATACCCCAGAGATAACTGTTGAGGAGAATCTTAGTATTACTAACAAGGACACTGATGTTCCTAAAAAGCAAACCCTGCCTGAGATACAACATACATTAGCCGCAGTAGATAAAGTTGATGCGGCACTTCCAACTATTCGTGACTTGGAAACTAGCGATGCTGAACTAGACGATATTGCGTCTACAGCTAGAAAAGCATATGACGACCTCATGGACCTGGGAATGAATGTAGAAGCTAGATTTAGTGGTGAGGTTTTTAATAATGCTAGCCGCATGCTAGATACTGCATTAACAGCAAAAACTAACAAAATTAATAAGAAACTAAAGATGGTAGAGCTACAGTTAAAGAAAGCAGCACATGACTTTAAAACTAAAGAGTCCGATCCTAACACAATAGCCGCAGATGGCCAGGGTGTTATAATGGATCGTACTGCCCTTCTTAACGAAATTCTAGGTAAAAAAGTATAAATATAATACAGGATGATTACATAAAATGAAAAGTTTAAAACAGTATTTAACAGAGAGTGAGCGCACTTATAACTTTAGAATCAAGATTGCTAAT